ATAATAATACACATTCAATAGGGTTTTTGGATGACATTAGTTGTTTGAATCCTTTCATATATATCATAAAGATAGATTATATCTTTATAATATTAGTAAAATTGACATAAAATAATATCGCTAATTCATTATAGTATTTATGTCTGTAGATGAATGTAAGACCTATTTAGGTTCAAAAGGTTATTCTATTTATAAAGATAAAATTAGTGTAAAAGAACAACAATATATCCGAGACCAACTTACGGTGCGTCCTTATGTTCCTAAAGCACCTGTTCAACCCCCTTCATTTCCAATATATCTAGAATCTCCTAAAAAGTTATATGTTCCTAGATATTTTGGCGAAGAATTATATGGTAAACCCGACGAATATCGCATTGGGGAAGGCGATGATATTAGTCTCGAATTTAAAGGCGAACTTAGAGATTTTCAAAAAGATGTAGTGAATAAATTTTTAAAAAGTGTCGATGATGACACTGGTTGTGGTGGGGGATTAATTGACGTTTTTTGTGGTGGGGGTAAATGCAACGGTTTGGACACACCTATTATTATGTATGATGGAACAATTATGATGGTTCAAGATGTCAAAGTTGGCGACCAATTAATGGGAGATGATTCTACTCCTAGAAATGTTTTAAGTTTGGCAAGAGGACGAGAAATGATGTATGATGTTATTCCAAATAAAGGCGATACATATACGGTAAATCAATCTCATATATTATCTTTAAAATGTTCTACAAATTTTAATAAAAAATACAGGAAGGGCGAAGTATATGATATACCTTTGCTAGACTATTTAGATTTGCCAAAATCTTATCATGGTCGTGGTGGTCCATTATTGGGATATAGAGTTGGTGTAGAATTTGAACCACGAATGATTGAACTAGAGCCCTACGCACTTGGTTATTGGTTGGGGGATGGCACTTGTGCTAATTCTCAAATAACGACCGAAGAAGATTGTGTTGTAAAATATTTTAAGGATTATGCTGATACAATTGGATGTAGTGTAACACAGGGAAAAGATAGTCTTCATAGTAGAGCCTCTCTACATTATAATATTGTAGGCAAAATGATTGAAGGCAAAAGACTACCAAATAAAATGTTAAAAATGTTACAAGGATATGATTTAATAAAAAATAAACATATTCCTGATGATTTTAAATATAATTCTCGCAAAGTCAGATTAGAATTGTTAGCAGGAATTATAGATAGTGATGGTAGTGCAACCCATAATAGTTATGACCTTATACAAAAAAATGAGACGCTAATGGATGATATCATATATTTAGTTCGTTCATTGGGATTTGCCGCATATAAAAAGGAATGTAAGAAAAGTTGTATGTATAAAGGAGAAAAAAAAGAAGGAACGTATTATAGAACCACTATTCACGGCAAAGGTCTCGAAGAAATTCCAGTTAAATGTGAAAGAAAAAAGGTTGAACCACGAAAACAAATAAAAGATGCTTTAGTAACAAGAATAAAAATTGAACCGGTGGGCGTAGATGATTACTATGGTTTTGAATTAGATGGAAATCATCGTTATTTACTAGGAGATTTTACGGTTACACATAATACTGTAATGGGTATTAATATAATCTCTAAAATTAAAAAAAAGACACTGATAATTGTTCATAAAACATTTTTGTTAAATCAATGGATTGAACGTATTGAGGAATTTCTTCCAGACGCAAAGGTAGGTTCTATACAAGGACAGGTAATAGATATTGAAGGCAAAGATATAGTAATTGGAATGTTGCAATCATTATCTATGAAATCTTATCCGAGTGACTTATTTAGTTGTTTTGGTTTAACTGTTATTGACGAATGTTTCCCAGCAAATACCTTTATTCATACTAATAAAGGTAAAATAACTATTCATAATTTATATAAGATATGGGGCAAAGAAAAACAGGACAATGATATTCAAATTTTAAGTTATAATATAAATAATGAATGTTTTGAATATAAATCTTTAACACACGCTTGGCAAAAAAAGAATGATAATTTAATAAAAATATCGTGTTCTAAAAGACAAATTAAATGCACCTTAAATCATAAAATTTTATCAATGGATGGATATATTGAAGCTGATAAATTAGAAATTGGAGATATTATTAAATGTAAATATGATGATACGTCGCATGGAGCAACTCAAATATGTAAAGGGTTAAATGATGACCAACTACAGGTTATTTATGGTTCATTTTTGGGTGATGGGTTCATTGATAATATTAAATCTGGAAGACAAAGACTAGGAATTATTCATGGTGAAAAACAAAAAGATTACTGTCAATGGAAAGCAAATATGTTTGGTATCGATGAATTAGATATAGTAGAAGAAAATGGATATGCCAAAACCAGAGCATATAAATTTTGTAGTAAATGTTTTGATTTAAAAGATAATTTAACCAATTCTAAAATTGTTCCAGAATGGTTAATTAATAAAATAGATGAACGAGGCATTGCTATATGGTTTATGGATGATGGTTCAAATCAAAAATATCCGGTAAAAAATGGCGATATGAATAATAGTGTGCGCATACATTCAAATAATTTTGATTATGAAAACAATATAAAATTACAAAGGATGTTTCAAAGATTTGATATTGAATGTGGTATATTGAAAAGCAAAGATAAATATTATTATCTGGCGTTTGATAAAATGAATAGCAGTAAGTTAGTAAATTTAATTAAAGATTATATTCATCCTAATTTAGAAAATAAATTAGAAAATATCAGTAGTAATAAATATAAATGGAACAATAAATTTTTAAATTATGGTACATTGCGTATTACTAAAAAGAAATATGTAAATAATAAAACGGGCATGGTTTATGACATTGAAGTAAAAGACAATCATAATTTTATAGTTGGGTCTTCGGTCGACGACGCTAAACAACCACATTATACAGATGGATTTATTGTAAGCAACTGTCATCATATAGGAAGCGAAGTTTTTGGCCAAGCATTACAAAAGATAGTCACACCGGTGACGTTGGGATTAAGTGCAACAATGCAACGTAAAGATGGATTAACGCGCGTATTTAAGATGTTTCTAGGTGAAATAGTGTATAAAATGAAAAGAGAAAGTGAGGATAATGTTTTAGTAAAAGGAATAATATATAATGTAGAAGACCAAGAATACAATGAAGTAAAATATGATTGGAAAGGAAATCCATTATATAGTTCGATGATTTCAAAAGTATGTGGATATAGTGATAGAACGGAATTTATATTATCGGTAATAAAGCAGGAACTGGCGGAAAAATCCGGGCAACAAATAATGGTGTTAGCACAACAAAAGAATATACTAATATATTTAGATAAGGCAATAAGATTTCATAATATAGCTAGTGTAGGATTTTATGTAGGTGGGATGAAAGAAAAAGATTTAAAGGAGACAGAAAATAAAACAATCGTTTTGGCAACTTATGCGATGGCGGCAGAAGGATTAGATATAAAAACATTAACGTCTATGATATTAGCATCACCAAGAACAGATATAACACAATCGGTAGGCAGAATTTTAAGGGTGAAACATGAACGACCATTAGTGGTAGATATCATAGATAGCCATGATGTATTTAAAAGACAATGGGAAAAAAGATTAGCATTTTATAAAAAGAATAAATATAAAGTCATTAAAACGACCAATGATAATTATAAAAATGATAGCTGGGAAACAATATATGATAAGGAAATAAAGGTGGAAAAAAAGAAGAAAGAGGTCGTATGTATGGTATCAATGTAAGTAGAATAATAAATTATATAAAGATTATTAAATATAATTTATTTTATTGAATAAATTAAAATACTTTTTAAGGCTATTCATCGTCCGAACCATTACCCGCGTGTTCATTGTAACAAATCTTCCAACCCTTCCAACCGTCGTTTTTATTATATTTTATCTTAATTTTATTTTGTAATTTTTTATAAAGTTTTTCATTTTTAGGTTTAGTCTTTCGGTCGATATTGTTCTGTGAACACCATTCACTCCATTCCTCGGTGATTTCTGACTTTTTAATAAAGTCGTCGTCATTGCCCTTAATAATCTTTTCTTTTAAGAAAAGTTTTACGATATCTTGACTCTCCCTATAGTCGTTGCTTGCGTTATTTACCTTATCGCAATCGTGACTATCAACGGCACCACCCGTTTTGAATGCTTTATCTACAAGTTTGGCAATAAATACCGGAGCCCAAGAATCAAACTTTTGATCCAATTTTCTATCAATTTTAAATTGAAATGCACATTCACCCTGGTCCACATCAGTACCATATGGGAAGTCGTCATTATTATTTGGGTTCTCTTTCGTATTTGGATAATCCAAGAATTTAGCATCAAACGGAACCTCTTTTACTCTTCGCCAAGTGCCATCATCCGTAGCATTAATCTTAATTCTCTCATTTGCACATACAACAAGTGTAAATTGTGGGATGAATGTGTCCATATCTTTATATAAAGCCCTACCTTGAACCGGGTCACCACCAGTGAGTTCTTTTAAGACGCCCTCATTAAGAACATCTAGTTCTGAAGGTTCCTGCATTACGGCATATCTAATACCCTTTAGTTGAGCTATTTCTGAAGATGTACCGCCCAGAGTAGGTCTCTTGGTTGTAACTAAAGTTACGGGAACGGTATGTTTATAATCACCCATACATTTTGACATAAGGTCAACGAGCTTTGATTTACCGTTTCTACCCGTACCCAAATAACAATTAAATGTTTGATTTTCATTTGTGCCAATAAGAGACGACGCCAGATGTTCCCATACATATCTTCGCAATCGTTCGTCGGGAAATAATTGTGACATAAATGTATCAATTTGGTCCTCAATATCTTTATGTGCTGATTTCAAAACAGAATAATCAATATAATCAATATTGGTAGATTTAGATATATAGTCATCTGGGCGACCTCTTCTGTAACGATTTTCTGGTTTATTTTCTTTGAAATCAATTACATAATTATTAAAACATAGCAAATGAGGATTTGCGTCCAAGTTCTCATAAAAGGTCGAGTCATAAAAGGTTTCTCTTGCTTCCCTCATAATATTATTCTTCCAATTTGTGCGTTTTAATAATTGGGCGACATTTGCCAACCGACTACTTCTATTTCTTCCTTCATCATTTGTGGATTGAGAAGAATTAGATGTTTGGGCCACATTCTCTTGCGTTAAGTCCATATAAAACTGGTATAGTTCGGTAGACATCGATTCGCGCAAATTTGTTCCGGAATCTAATTCGTGCCACCTATTTTGACGAAATTCATACCACAAATTATTTTTTACACTAACGCAAACATATCTATCTTTATAGACATGCCACAATACCTTTGCGATATCAAACTCTGCCGGACACCCCTTCCCTTTATCGCTTACTTGATAATCTAGTGTTCGATCAATAAAATAATTGACGGTGTCTTTATGAATCACGTCATATTTCTCTGGGGCATCTTTTTTACACCAATACATGATTGAACGCTCTGTTAATCCAAACTGCGTATCTATATCAAATTCTTCCCAAAAATCATATAATTCGCTCACCCTAGACCAATCAAATTTTCCACCCGATTTCAAACTATCGCGACAAATTTCGCGACTACTAAATTTCAGCCAGGTCATAAATAAACGCTCATCCGCATTTTTCAACGCCCATCCTACTCTGATCCAATTATAATAACTACCCTTTCCATAATAGGTATCTGGTAGTGACAGTGTATATTCGTGAATCTCCTTTATCTTATAATTACATACATCTTTTCTTTCTATGATATCATCAAAATAGTCATTAAACATCCTATCCAATACCTTTTCGTCTATTATCGGGGCCTTATTTATTTTTAGTAAATTTAAATATGACATCATATTTAGTTTATCATCTGCCTTTCTTGGCACCAACTTACCGGTATTCTTTCTGTTACTTTTATTCTTATGATTCTCCACAATATCAACATATTTATCCCTAATATTAAATGCTTCCCACGTGTTATTACGTGCTGATAATAAAACAATATTTTTCTTCAAATTTTTATTAAATGTATCTAAATTATATTCAGTACATCCCCACAAATCATTCTCGTCCTTTTTAAAAGAATAATATTTCCGTACCTTATACGGGTCGTGTAGTGGCTTTCGGGAACCATACAATTGCCAATTTACCGTTCCCCTTGTTACCCCCTCGTCAAATACTTCCTTCCAATCATTCGTTATCGGCAAATCATCCCAAATTTCTTCGATCTCCTTCAACATTTTCTCTCTTAATAAGATTTGAACCGCCTTATGACATTTTATTCCAATAATTATATGAACCCCATCTTTGGTCTTGTCCTCCAAACAATTTACAAAATCTTTTTCCATCACGAATGCCGATATATCATTCTCACTCTCCGTATTTATATCTAATACATCATTGCACATTTCAAGATATTTATGTATAAAATCAACTACATGCTGCTCTTTATGTTGTCTCGTTTTTATTGAGCTATCATATCTTAAATCCAAATCTATCATAATTGGTCCATCTTCGACTAACTGCTTTTCGGTTAGATATTCAAGCATACCATTCACACATACACTATCATAATATTTCTGCCAAAAGGTCTTCATATCACTGTTATCTACAAAATAGGACCCACCTGAAATCGCATTCTGTTTTGACCCGATCCGTGTATGCGTATGGGTTTTATCCGGCGGCGTATTTTGCGTTTTTAAAAATGTTAGTATAGTGTTCTCAACCCCAACCATTGTTACTTATATATATGTATATTTTTCTATTTCAATTTTTGAAATAATTATATAATTATATATTAATAAATAATATAAACCCATATATGGTTTACTATATAATATTATATGAACCCAAGTGAATCTATAAATATTAATCAACATACGATAAAAAGATTAATAAAAGATATAAAAGAACTTAGAAAACACCCCCTTAAAGAACACGGTATATACTACAAACATGATGAGAATGATATTCTAAAGGGACAAGCTTTAATAATCGGTCCACAGGATACACCCTATCAATTCGGGTTCTATTTATTTAATTTTAAATTCCCTACAGATTATCCTCATAGCCCACCCAAAGTTACATATTTAACGAACGATGGTGTCACCCGATTTAATCCAAATTTATATATAAGTGGTAAAGTATGTTTATCCATTTTAAATACGTGGCGGGGTGATAGCTGGACCGGTTGTCAGACAATATCTACAATATTGCTAACTCTGGTTACAATATTACATAATAAACCATTAACAAATGAACCGGGAATTAAAGATAATGACCCGGCTCATAAACATTATAATGAAATCATTACTTATAAGAATTTTCAAACCGCGATCTATTATATGATTAATGATTTCCCAACAGAAAATAATCATCATTTAGATACTATGAAAGAATTGTATTTAAAAAATTATGATAATATAATCCATATTATCAATCATATCATCTCTACGAATAATATCTATAAAAAACCGCATGTCGTATGCTGTTCCACATACGGATTAACTCAATTGATAGACTATAATCAACTTTTATCTATTTTAAAAGTTTTATATGTAAAATTGAAATAAAATAATATTGTTATAATCATATAAAATGCACTTCTGTAAAATCTGCGACAATATGTATTATTTAAAATTAAATCCTATTGATATGAACAGTTTAATTTACTATTGTCGTAATTGTGGTGGCGAAGATACCAATTTAAATGCTCACGATAACTGCGTATTAAATACACAAATAGGCGGGGCCGATATAGACAATTCACGTATTATCAACAAATATACCAAATATGATGTAACCTTGCCAAGAAGTTCTACTATACATTGTCCAAATCAAGAATGTGTTACTAACCTAAAATCCGCGAGTGAAGGAGAAAGCCCCCCCGAAAATGAAGTCATTTATTTAAGATATAATGATAATGATATGAAATATATCTATATATGTTCTCATTGTGATACCACTTGGAAAACCAATTATACGAATTAAATATAAAATTGAAGATATTTAAAACTTTATTTAAATATATATAAAGAATGAGTTTAGAAGAAGAAGACAATAATAAAGACAACGACAACGACAACGACAACGACAACGACAACGACAACGATAAAGACAAAGGATTATTAGATAATAATAGTGATAGTGAGCATGATGATAAATTAGATGATACATTGGCCGACGATTCCAATGATGATATATCTGATGTGGAGGTTGATACTGATTCTGAAGGCGAGGGTGAACCTGGTTTAGGAGAAGGAGTTGATTTAGATGAGGATAATATGCTCGGCGATGTCAATGACAATGTCAATGTCAATGTCGATGACGATGACGATGACGAGGATGATTATGACGATGATGATTATGACGATGAATATTTACGAAAGTTAGATAGTAATTTACGAGAAAATATCATAAATGACTATCATCCATTATCAAATGTCCATAATTTGGAAGAAGTTAAGGCACTTTGTAATATAGTTAGGGATAAAGATGGCAATATAAATGATGCATTACATAAAACCCTTCCTATTCTTTCAAAATATGAAAGAACCCGAATATTAGGACAAAGAGCTTCCCAAATTGAAAGTGGTGATAAGATCTTTATAGATCTTCAAAGTAATATTATTGATGCAACTATTATTGCCGAAATGGAATTGAAAGAGAAGAAAATTCCTTTTATAGTTAGGAGACCCTTACCCAATAAGGGGTGCGAATATTGGAGACTTGAAGATTTAGAGATCATAAATTAGAAACATTATTAATAATATTTAATTACTAATAATATTTAATTACTAATAATATTTAATTGCGAAATTAAATTCGGTCATAAAGAAAATAATATAATTATTTAATTATTTAATTTTCTTATATTTGGGCTATTTTAATTTTATCAAAAACAATCAAATCAAATCTCGTATTTTTTATACTCGTATTTTTTATACTCGTATTTTTTATACTCGTATTTTTTATACTTATATTAATTTCAAATCGAATACTATTACATATTATTTTAACATTTCCACCGATTACCACACGCAAGACATGTTACAAAAGTTGTCATGGGCTCGTCGCCACTTCGTGTTTGTAACTGATAATAAGTGCACTTTTTAGATTTACATTTCCAACAGGTGAAATTGTCCGTAGAAGCCTCCAATTTAGGAGCATATTTATTTTCATCAATCATTTTCTTCTTTTCTATCAATTCGCACCATCGTTCGGGACACATTTCTTGATGTGTCATAAATGCGATCTGGTGTGCCTTAATTTTCTTTGACAAAATCTTATCTAACATATTACCATTCTTTAAATTATAAATGGTCGTTTTTAGCTTATCATAATATAATTGGACGAATAACTTGTTATCCCAACGCCGAACGATATTATATTCCTTTGCGAATTGTAAAGAAACATTATAAATACCTAGCTCTATATTCTTGGAGTGATTTTCATTATTTAGAATATTGTTAATTTTTGAACGAATATTATTGCGAAACAGTTCTGGTTCTTGAATGCTATACATTATTTATTATATAAATTACTATTTATATTATATCAATTTTATCTTTATTTTGTATAATCATTTTCACCCTCGCTTTCGCTTTCGCTTTCGGTGGTATAACTATAATCATCTTCAAGTAAGTCATTATCTGACTTCATTAACTCAAAATTCATATCACCCTCTTCATCATTCTCAATATCAATATCCTTACTCGGTTCTGTAACTATTATCTCGTTCTCTACATTTAATTCATTAATTGACTCCTCATCACTTTCATCTAATGAATTATCATCCTCGTCATCTACAATAAATCCCTCTTTTAAATATCCATCCCTTGATTTATAAATTTCAGGTATTTGTTCTAATTCATCCTCACTTGGTACACTATCATTGTCATTAATATCATAAAAACCATTAAATAATTTATTATAAATACTTTTCCATAAATCACTACTCATATCTATCGCCTCACCCGTTTGCGGATTACAATTTAATAATATACAAGAACCAAAATATAAGTTTGTATCTACCGGTGGTGGGAAATCATATTTATTCTCGGTATTAGCTTTACCATAATCCCTAGCCCATAATTCAACCCGATATATTTTTCCAGTTAAATTTACAGTCCAAGTAGTTTGTTTTATAAAATTATCTTCGGTCTTAAAACCCGCCTTCTTATATAATAATTCCCTTTTTAAATCTTTAATTTTAGTAACTTTTATATCTCCACCTTTATTTATAATTAAAACGGATGTCATGATTTAATAACCATAAATGGTTTAAATAGTTTATAAAATATATTATATGCATATACATTTTACTAATATAAATTTCCCAAATAGTTATATTGAAAATAAAATAAATAATAAGTTTAAAAAGGTTACCGAAAATAATTATATTTATATCTTCTCACCTGATGGAATATTTAGATTTGACGGAAACAAGTTAGAAAAATATTATGAGAAAATCAACCCAAGTAATAAGAATATTACCAATGATTTTAAAGATATATTAATTGACGATAATATTACATTTTTTAGAGAAACATATCAAATTCCATTAGAGCATATTTTAGTGGATAAAGTATTTATAGAGTATCAATTATGTTATAATACCAAAATAGTGCTCGAAAAAGAGGACGGACATCTTGTAAATTTATATTTAGATACGGGAAATGATATCGATACTATTGAAAATGATATAAGTTATTTATTGACTTTATTTACCTAATATTAAAATATATGCTGTTTTTAATATTAAAAAATACTTTAGGCTCATTCGTTTTAATATATCTAATTCATTATTTATTTAGTTACTTTCAAAATACATTAACTGTCCCAAAGGTTAGAGACCTTGTAATTAAGCAAAGACTGCCATATGAAGAAGTTATCACCGAGAAAAAAGACCTCGATAATAAACCCAATATGAAAAGCGAATTAAGCACTTTTCTAAATGATTTAAAAAACAAATAACAATTATAATAAACTATGCTATCAAAAAATGAAAGAAACTATCTACTTAAACACATCCCTCAAATAAAACTTTTTTATGAAGATATTTTACATAAAAAAGTTCAGAGTAACTATTATGTTTTAATCCCGAAAGGAATCCCTTGTTATATATGGTTTACGCAACTTAATAATAAAGATATCGCCGTTCTATTAAAAACGGGTCGTGATGGTAATATTTATGATGTAAAACCATTATACATTTCATTTCATAAATCGTTATCTATAAACACATTAATTAGTGGAACAATATTAAATTACAAAGGAATAGATGTTTTTTCAGTAAAAGATATCATATGGTTTAAGAATAAACAATATGAAGAGGTAGAGACGAAATGTAAATTATATTTATATACAAAATTATTTCAACATATAAAAAATACACAAATCTCAAGTATTCAAATTAACCTTCCGGTAATTACAAATAATTATAATATAATTTATGACATTATAAATACACTTCCTTATCAAATAAAACATATTGAATGTTATAGAAATAAATATATTGGGAATTTAAAAGTAAGAAACCCAATTAATGCGAATTTTATAGTCCGGGCGACAACACAGCACGATATATATAATCTGTACTGTTTAAAGAATAATACAGATGAAGAATTCTATGATATCGCTTTTATACCCTCATATAAAAAGAGTGTTGAAATGAATAATATTTTTAGAAATATTAGAGAAAATATTAATCTTGATTTTTTAGAAGAGAGCGACGACGAGGAGTTATTTCAAAACATTAATGAAGATAAATTCCTAAAAAATGACGTGGTGAAACATATGGAATGTATTTATATTGAAAAATACAAAAAATGGCTTCCTCAAAACGTTCTTCGCCATGATATCTCAAATATTATTTCCCTTCATAAATTAAAACGCGTGCCTCTATATTGACGAATACATAAATGAGCTTGGATGTAATTCATAAATGAATATGTTCATATTCTTCTTTAAGTTGATATATATATAATAAACGAAATTGACAACCGTTTGTAATTTAAGCGGAATAAGTATATACGTTATTATGTAAATCCAGTATTTTATCGAAAAGTATTTTTGACTCGTAATATAATCACTAAATAAAACCCAAAATACAAATACAATATAATATATTATCCTTAAAAAAGATAATAAACTTTGTTGCTCTTTTATTTTATCAAATTGAAAATGGGCCATTCTACTATTCCTTTCTGTATTATCTTTTATATTCTCAAAATAATCTGTAACATCTTTATATTTTGTGTTGTATAGTTCAATTAACCCCGCCAACAATTCTATTTTATTTTCATAATTACCGATAACACGTTCGACATTATTTTTACATTCTGTTACTTCTAAATTCGTTTTTTCATTATCTAAATCTCGCTGTAAATCACGATTCTTGCGTCTCTCGTTCTTTAATTTATTTTCTTCTTCTTTTAATTTTTCATTGTTATGGTCTCCAAATTGTGCCTTTAAATTATCTAACATGTCCATATTATTTGTATTTGTTATCATTATATATATCATAGATTATTCATTTACTATTGTTTCATTTATTCCCAAACAACCCAACGACATATATTCTATTTTGCTGTTAGGTGTACTATTCATATCACATACTGTCGCTCCACTACGTATGTATCTGGGAATAAATCCCTCCGCCACTTTTGTTATACATTTCGCCCTCAACTTATCATATATTTGAGTCTCCTTTTCACAACACTCTTCATCCCTACAAGAATCCATTTTCATATATCCATCTCCATCTTCAAGCGAATTATCATTCTCTGCTGCTTTTATATTCCTTATGTCATACTGCCAATCATATGTATCAAAATTCATATTATCTCTAAATGAAATACTTAGTATATCAAAAAATATATAAAATCCGGATATTCCCACAATGAATGCCAATAATATATGTCCTAAACCTCTTGGAATAATATCATACTTTAATAATATATTTATCAACACGATTGGAAATAAGCTATATACTATCTTTAACGCCAATTTACCATATGCTTTATATTTCTCACTATAATATGTATTTATTTCACTCATACGTTTTTCATTATTATGTTCTTGATTATCTTTCTTTAAAAAGTTAAATAAATTGTTATTTTCGATTGATGTCATTATATATAATAAAGATATATATAATAACATCTCTTAATAGAATACTTTTATTTTTATATGATTGCTAACATAAGATATAATCTGGTGAAGAAACATTATAACACCCACTATAAATATAAACATATCTACAAAATATATATTCTCGGTAAATAATAAGCAATATAATAAAGCCAATATCACTAATACTAAATAAAATATATATAACATATAATGATAATAATTTGATGTTACTTGTAATTTCAGCGTATCATTATAGTCCTTATTGTTCCTTTCATCATTTAATATAAATATTATAAATTCTTGCTGTGTTTCCAATTCTTTTTTCAGTTTTGTTCCATCACTATTTAAATTACATTGTGATAATTTGCTTATTATCTTATTATTTATGTCATATAACACCTTCATACCATCTAAATTTCCTAACATTAGCGACCTTTCGTGAATCGTATGCGCTTTTATATCGCTTTTTAACGAACTAATTATATAATTTATATCATTATCATTTAATTTGGTTAGAAATCCTAACGCATTCTCACACATATCTTCATCTAAACTAAAACGATGAGCGATACTTTGTGCGTATTTAATCCTATCTCTTACATTTTTTGTTGCCATAATATTATTATAAAGACATATTATAATTTATTATTATTTATATTTTTTTACCATACTATGTAAATAATCACTTGTGGAGAAATTCGTTTTGGTTAAACCTTTTAAATATCTACCCGTTGTATTCAATCTATCTGTTATATTTTCATTCTTTACAGAAGAATGTTTTGATATTAAATATATCATCAATGATATTATTCCCAATAATATCAAATTCTCATTTATTATCTTATTTACATCATTTATAGAATAAATCATTATCCCCTGTGATGTTACCTCTCTATTTATCTCTCGTTTATAACGATAGTCTTTCATAAATTTACAATTTGAACCATTTACATTCTCTAAACAGTCCGTAACTTGTTTACCCACCTCCTCTATCTCCTCACTATCTCGTTTTATATTTGCTTCTAATCTTTCCAAGTCTCCCTTTGTACCCGACGAACATAGTCTTTTTACGCTATCCTTATAGTTCATTAATTTATTTCTATGTTCATCCAGTATATCTTTATGACCTTTATTATCTAATCCTTCTATCATATCCCCATTAAAAAAATCTTTAATAATATTTCCTAATATATTCATATATACATTATGTAGAACATATTCTATAAAATTTTGATTTAATTCCCGTTTTGCTTGGGCGAGTTATCTCACATATCTTCCCCGGACGTAATCCTATAATCTGCGCGATAGAACTGTGTCGGGATATGTCCGGCAGCTGAGTGTCATCTATAATGTTATATATCCTTTTAACCTCTTTTGTTTCTTCCTCATTTAGTAGACGATGTTCCGGTACTAGATTATGTTCTAGTATATTAAATTGTAATACTTTTATGTTTAACGCCGATACTAATATTTGTTCCGTCTCCCATATTAAATTTATAGCTTTTATTAGTGTATCATTCGGCTGGTCCTTTACTATAATCATTAAATTATCCTCTTTTGATAATGTTTCCTCCAAAGTAAATAAATCTTCTATATACTCCTGAATATTGCCCGCGCGTAATACTTTCCCTAAATGGAATTTTATATACAATTTTCTCTGTTCTTTATTTATAAGTAACATATCTAATTGTTTCGTATTTATTAAAGTATTCACTTCATTTATGCCTACATTTTCGTAGTTTTTTGTATCATATCCCTGCAACTTTAACATATCAAGGAGATTATTTCTTGATTTATAAATCTCCTGTATCGAGGTATTATCCATTCTTACTTAATAATATATATTATTTTATTATTAAGTTCAATTTTTATATTATATTACACAATCTTTATTGACTTTTTCGCACCATCATCTCTAGCAGTGTCATCGTCTTTTTGTTCTGTATTATCTTCTATATCTTGTAATATAGATTTCTCTTCATTATTTTTAGTATTAGTTACAAAATCGTATATTAAACTGGCCTCATCATCCTTTCTTTCTCCTTCTTGAGATATTTTTTGTAATTCCATATCTCTCATGTCAGCCGAGTTAGCTTCTTTATATGGCGGAGAATCGGGAACATATTCAGGACTATCTGGAACACTCATAGTTGGAATTGCCTGCATTACCGGCTGTATAATTATAGGCTGAACTTGTGGCACTAGATTCGATTGGGGCACTAGATTCGATTGGGGCACTAGATTCGATTGGGGCACTAGATTCGATTGGGGCA